TAATTGGAACTGAAACTATAGCCATAATTAAAAAAAACAAAAAAATAGATCCAGCTAACACATTAAACCCTTTGCAATCAATTGTATCACTTAAATGTTCCACAATTATTCCAATAAACAGCAAAAATCCAAACAAAACAGTTAATCCAACCATTACCCAAATCCAAACGCAATTTGAAAAATAGTTAAATTCAAGCACTTGACGCGCAACTTCTGGTAGTTCACCTACAGTAAAATCTATTCCGTTTTTTACCATTTGAAGCAATTGTTCAATCAGTTTTTCTTCCATCGTTCCCCCTTAAATTCCCAGCACTTGTTCGATATCTTCACTAGGTTTAACTCGTAAATCATTCAAATGTTTTTCCAGTGCCAAAATACCGAAAGAGACAAGCTGCTTTCGTACCGCACCCTCACCGTATTTTTTGCCGTACTTTTTGGCCAAACGTTCCAATGCTTCCAAAGCATCCGGGTGATGTGACCAGGTTTTGCGTACATTGAAATCCGCTGGGCGTCGAATTTTTTTAAACACTTCTTTTGCCATGCTTTCACCTCCCTTCTTTGATGTGTTAAATATACCAAATGTTAATTTAAAAGTATACTTTTTTTTATACTTTTTTAACGAACGCCGGAAAGTTTTTTGGGTTATCCGGATCGCAACACGTCTTGCATGGTTCTTGCCATGAATTAATATTTGCGTTTACGCATTTTAGGCAATCTGGTTTTTCTTTAACAGGATCGTCTATGATTGTTACGTGCATTTCTCTTCCCAACAAACTCGCTGAGAAATCAAAATCTTGCTGCGAAACTGGAGGCCATGATTTTTCAGTCATGACACTCCCTTTGATTCCAGCCAGCGCCGGATCTGGCAAGCCTTGATTCTGAAACCTTGCTCTGGTTGTTTAATAAGGATTTCATTTTTGAAAAAATTATGCAAAACTATGGCGGTTTCATTGTCTGTAAATCTCCGCAATATATTAACCGCGAGAGCCATAGAATATAATCCCAGCTCGGTCCAATTATAACTCACCCCAATTTTTTCTTTTAATACTACGTTTGTCTCAACGTTACCATCAAGCAAACGTCGACAAAACACGTCATCTGGGAAACGCGGATCGTCTGCAACAAGGACGATGTTTGTCCCGGGGATAAGTTGACCCGTATCACCCATGGCTTTGGCCCAGCAAAGTGGTCCGTATCCGCGTTCGATAGATGCCTTAAGTTTAATCACTCGCTTGCATCGTCGGCAGATCATAAAACCTCCGTTCCGATGGTTGGGAGCGCTTTGACATTCATAACCGTCCATTTATGACCGCCAACTCCGTATGTGAAATCATATAAAATATTCATAACCGCTTTCTTTTCCACATACTCACCTTTCGCCAGGGCATAGAGGTTGGAAAAAACCAATCTAAATTCATCTATGGAACCAAAAGTATCTTGCTCAATAGATCGTTTGGCAATGCTTACCAATTCATTTAAACAATTAAAATAATCCCCTTCCGGTATCTTGCACGCCAATATTTCCTCAACGGTCATAATTTTCATAAGTCCTCCTCAATTGCCCACGTAATGCTTAAATTAAAAATGTATAGACAAATTTCCTTAAAATCATGATACCAAAGCCAAGTAACTCCAAGACCGCTTTCGCCATCAGTGCGAAATGTAATTAAAGTACCCCTAACAATTAAATCTTTATTCATCGCTTCCCCCTTCGCTTGCATTTTTTACATGTGACAGGCTCCCATTTGGTCCTTACTTTATCCCATTGGAAACCCCGAATATGTGTTCCGCACTTAGTAATCAAATCACCGTTTACCCCGTCTTGAGTTACAAATTTATGCATCACTTTATTTTTCATTCATCACGTCCTTTCCGGCGCGGATGGCTTTATCGTTTATACAATTGGCACAGGTTTCATTGCGACCAGAGCAACTATACTCGCACCTTGCTTCCGCTCGTTTAATAAACATCTTAACCACTTCGCGCAGGCGTGCGTTTTGTTCTTTAAGTTCTTTTATCCTGTCATATAAATAATCAACGTCCATCTAAACACCCTCCCCTAGCTTAAGAGCATACTCAACTTTGTTATGGTCACAAACTCCCAAATAATAATTTACTGCAACCATTTTTAACGCCTCCGTCTGCTTCCGGACGATGGACTTGAGTCGGTCAATTTCTTCGCTGCACGATTCCTTTCCGATCATAATTCCATGGTCTATAAGCTTCCAACAATCAGCTATATCCGAATCACACGAGACATTAAGCGCAGCCTTTAATCGCTCGTTTTCGGCGTACAGTTCGGGAGCGTAGGCTATAAATCTTGCTTTTTCTTCCGCCGGTTCATATACGTGACAAATAGTTACGTCGTTTTCATCTTCCACTCTCCAACCAGAATCGCGCCCAGAATGTTCCTGTTGTTTGAATGCGTGCCATTTAAGTTTAGGCGTAAACTTTGGATCATTCATAGCTTAATAACCCCCATCAAGAATTGCATTGAGTAAATCATCCGCCGCAGATACATCGTCATTTTCATCAACTTTAGGGGACGTATCTATACCCCTAAAAAGCTTGCACCTATCGCATCCAGTTTTAATTGAGCAAGTTTCTTTGAATCTACAATGTTCGTTATCTATCATGGCTCACCTCCGGCTTGAGGGATGTGATATTTTCAAGCATTTTAACCATAGAAATAAGTGGATCATTGGTCTTACATCCGTACGCTGTTTCACTTAAATAAGAAATCACTTTTTTCACCTGCTCGATTGCCTGCGCGTGGCCGTCAAATATTCCACGAATGTAATTCGCCTTCGCTGTTTCAAATGATTGCTCCTTAATGGTAATAACTTCATCCTTCCGCGTCTCGGATTCCAGCGCGATCAGGGCGTCGGCGTATTTTAGCGCCGCTTCCTTAACCCACTTAATTGCGTTATCGGTTGCGTTATCAACCATTTCGCAATTACTTAAAATTCCCTGCAATGCTCGTGATGCTATTTCCAGCCTGTCATTCATGGTTTCACCTCTTCGAGTTCGAACTCGTTGAATGCTTGCTCCCTATATTCACCATTTTCAAACAATCTAATCCCATAAAAATCATCATAAACACTAATTACCTGTCTAATTTCACCACTGATTTTTATTTTAACCATTTGTCCAGGTTTAAATTTTGCAGTTGCAAGTCTCAGTGCATTCTTTTTATCAATATCCGCTATTGCCTTTTCGATTCTTTCAAATTCATCCTCGTTTTTATGTGGCGATTTTTCATTTTCAAGTTCCAGATTATTACTCTGATAAACCTTTTTTTCATAACACCCACCAATAAATAAAAAGCTTAAAACCAACAAAATTTTAATCAACGTTTGCATCTCTTCACCCCTTTATCCGCATAGCGGTTAATTTGTTATTCAGGCGCGGTCGTTGGCAGTCTGACCGCTAAGTCATTCTCCGCGCCCGGGCATACTACCGGAATGCCATCGGTTGCCGTGGTTTCGTCTCACGGCGTGTCATGGCACATCACCTCCGATTTTTACACTATTGGATTATAGTCATTAAAAAACAAAGAACTATGATAACAAAAACACCAACTAAAACTTGATCCAAAAAAGTATCTAAATCAATTAACCCATATATAACTCCAACTATATAGGCCAATAATATTGCTGCGGTTGATTTCATGATCCCCTCCGATTTTTATTGAAAAATTCTTCAAAGGTTATCCATTTGTCCTTGAGTAAATTTCCAATTGAAATTACATTGGAATCGCTCGCGACTACGCGAATATGCTTACCCTTTAACTGTTCCCAAGTGCTTACTTCTACCACCTTTAAAATCTCGGAAATAAGATCAATTCCCAAAGGACTTCCAACCCTTTTCTCTAGCTGTTTGTCATAACTGTCCAAACAATATCCACCGGCTGTTTGACCACTTCCACCATAATCAAGATGAATTGAAAAAGTGAAAATACCGTGATCCTCAAAACCCAATGAAGTACCAGTAATCAAAGCGTTTTTTGTTTCTCCTATAATCATATTACCCTCCGTTTAATTTTTTCGCGTATCCTAACTTTAATTATTTAAACACCTCGTAAAATTCATTTTTCCACATATGAAACCAAAATTTATCTTCGCCTTTTTGAAACATAACCGCCACTTGATTTTCTTTTGGACGGCAAATAACTTCTTCCGACAAACACCAACCAACGGCAAACGTTTTTAATTTTTTTTTATTTTCTGTCATATCAATCCAACGAGCCGAACATCCAAAATCTTTGACGCTTCCACCACGCCAAGATAACCAATCAAAATTTCCGGGGTTCATCCAAGGTAATGACACTTTATTTAAATTAAAATGTAACCACCTGTTATTATAATCACGGCACACATCCAGGCAGTTTCCACGGCAAATGATATCTAAATAACAATCATGATTTTCTGACCATACTAACCTTTCATAACGTATTTGTGACATGGTTTTGTTGTCTACTGTTCCAACGGGATTGCCTTTTTCGCGCATATAAATTATGCACGGGAAGTGGTAGTTTTGAGCAATAGCCATATCATCTAAAACCAAAGGGCATCGGCGGTTATCCTGGCGACTTAATCCGCGAACCGAAACGCCGGAACATATATTATTTAATCGATAATTTAATATTGGAAGATCTTTTAAAACACGTTGCGATAACGTAATTGGAAAAGTATCTCCGCATTGCGCCGCCGGGATAATCCGTATATCGGAAACACCAATACTCAACCCAACTTTTATTATTTCCGGTAATTCAGACATATTTTTTTCTGTTAGGACCACGCCTAACGTCACATATGATCGTTTTGCCAGATAAGCAATATTGTCTAACACTTGATTGTACTTAGCGGTATTGCCTGACATGGCATCTGCCGTAGAGGAACAGCAAGCATCCAAACTTATAGAAAAGTCGTTTATTCCAGCATCTAAAAGAGTTTGATAGTATTCTTGCCGGGCGCTTCCGTTTGTAGATAATGCAATATGTTCAATTCCTAATGATTTTGCGTGACGTATTAAAATAGGAAGCCTGGGCCAAAGCGTGGGTTCTCCTCCGCTAAAACGGATGTTTTTTAAACCTTCTTCGGCCCATTGGGTAACGATTTGCATTGCATAAAACAAAGAAATATCCCCGCGATATTTTTTATCTAATCCGCGACAATATGGACATTTAAAATTACAAGTATCGGTCAGTATTAACTCGCAACGCTGCAATGATGATACTTTTGAGCTTGTGCGAGCGCGTTCATCCGAAAGTGTATAAAATCCTATTTCTTCAAGATTCATGATTTACCCCTTTTTTCAGTTTTTCGCGTATCCTGAATATTTGGATGTTCACGCGGTTTCGCTTGATGTTTAATTCTGTGGCTATTTCGGTATTTCCCAATCCTTCCATCTTGAGTATAATGATTGAACGTTCCTGCTCGGATAAATCCTCCATGATTTTCTCTACGCGCAGAATAATTTCGGCATCACATAATATTTTCAATTGGTCAATTTCGCATGATGCTTCCGGTATGTCACCGAAGGGAACAAGTTTTCTCTTACTTGCAAACGTATTGAAAAAACAATTGCGCGCAATTCTGAATAACCACGACCGCAAACTACTTTCCCCACGAAAAGAGGATAGCGCACGCCATGCCTTAATCATGGTTTCCTGAACGATGTCTTCGGCAATGGAATAATCACCACACCACCCTTTGGTGGTTGTGAGCAAGTACGGGTAATGCTGCCATACGAGGTCGAAGTTGGTTTCCATTACTTCGCCTCTTTTTCCGTCAGGTAGTCGAGCTTTGCACCATGGCAATGTGGGCAACGCTTAGACCATGTGTTTTCTGAATCGCTCATTGGGTCAATTCCCGTCCCGTTGCATTCCACGCAAACGTCGTACATTTCCTTTTCAATCTCATTCCCATCCTGCCCGGTAAGGTCAGAGACTATTGCAATCAATCGTTCCGCTGCCCCGCGAGATTTTAGCGCATTTTCTTTGTGCATCTCGACAATGTGTTTTTGGTCAACGCGAGCGTGCGCGATAATTTCATTGGCCAAAAATTCACTCCGGCGATCCATCCGAGAATATTTCTTTAAAAGTTCGATAGTAATATTTTCCATGAATTTGTTCCCCCTTGCGTTTATTTCGTTCACAAGTATATTATCGTATTAGTGTACTAAAAAGTAAAGCACAAAATCAATTTTTAAGTATATTTTTTTGTATAGAAAAACTTATGCGAACACGGGATAAAAACGAAGCCCCTCCCGGCGGGCAGTCCGAGAGGGGCCGTTTGCCGGAGGAAAGGGGGTTAACTCCGGCGGATAGGGCAGCAGTGGCAGGCCGCCCAGGGTAAACTTAGATTAACAATTCCACGTTGTTTTTTTCCATCCTTTTTCGCGTTCCAAATATTTTCCAATGTCGGAAGGTTTCGTTTTGTTTATATCCACGTCTGACGCAACAATGCGTTCAACCGGCAACCACGCTTCGACTACCACGTCGGAACAAACCGGTTTGTTAGGGTCATTGGGAAGCGGAATACCCGCATCACCCACGGCCTCGAGTGTATCGTACTTTTCACCCACTTGTAAATAGGCAGCATGAAGTATTTTTAAGGTTTCCGCTTGCGTTATAGGTCGGATGTATGCCGTCAACTGAATGTTTTCATCATCCAATAAAAGGGGACGAACGCGTACGCCATCTTCAATATGCGCCTCAATCATTTCATTATACTGAGCTTCTTTAGGTATCGTGGTATTTTTCAAAAATTCAGGATATAGTTGACGTATCAGTGTAGCCGGTGTTTTCCCGATATAAATAGAGGCATGAAAATATTTTGAACCGCTGAAAAATTGAATTAACCTCTGGATCATTCCTGGATTTTTAGCGCTCCATAAAATGACCGCGCACGCTGCGAGCGATTGTTTGAAAGCATCGTTATTTTCGGTCGTGTAATTGTCCGCTACGTTGCCAAACAGAGCGTTCCAATTCATAGTTTAACCTCCGTAGTTTTATTATTTTCTAATGCGCGTTGACCTAAATAAGCTAGGCATAAAGTTACACTTGCGCTTATAGCTGCATAAATTATTCCATACGCCTCAATACGTACCCACAAAACCAGAAAAGCCAAAACCATTACATTTATCATCGCGAAAAGAACCACGATCATTCGTCTCAATCCGATTAATTTTTCCATATCATAACCTCCACCAAGAATTAATTAAGCGAATCAATAATTACGCGTGCTTTAAATGCCGAAGGTAGAGTTAATATTTGAAGACCATTTGTAACTTTAAATACTATCCAGTATGTTCCGTTTTCGTTGGTATCGTTTACATTCCATTGATATTCAACACGTCCGTTTACAGCATCTATTACCGTGCATGTAGCGCCTTTTATTTTCGTTTTTAATGTTGCCGAGTCCACCATATAGGCCGTGACCGTAGATCCAGTTAAATCAATGGGAATATCCGGGCCATTTGCAGTTATGGTATTTGATTGAAATAATTGAGCGCGATAATAAGGTATGTTATTTCCTTTATATATATGTAAATCTGAAGCGCCTGGAGCAGCAAATGAATACGAAGCAATTAGCAAACTCATGGTCATAAAGAACAATGTTTTTTTCATTTTAGTTTCCTCTCTTTGTTGTCCAAAATAAGAATTTGATAAGGGCGATTAATAATTGGAGTTACTGTACATGTTGGTGTTGGAGATTGCGTTTGAGTCGGTGTCACTGTAGGTGTATATCCGGAAGTTTGTGTCATGGTTGGAGTCATTGAAGCAACCGAAGTCCATAGCCCATCCCAACTTCCAAAATTGTTAGTTACGTAAGTGTCTATGTTGGCGCTCGGAGTAGCGTAGTTTCCAGAAATGATCGATGCCATGGTGGAGTTGTATACCGTGGTGGCTTGGTTATCACCCGAAAAATATTTTTTGATTGTAAACGCCATGTACGGAAGCCAATAGTCGTACGTTTCTAGGTTGGGGTCATTTATCCCCAGCCATTGGTTGATCCAATAGTGTATGCGGTACGTTGTCCACATCATACCGGGAACGCCGGGAGCGCCAGCAAATAAATATTGGAACTCCACGGAAGGCTCCATGCCCGTGCCCTCGGATGAGTCATTCCACGATGCAAAAATATTGAAACGTCTGTCCCTGTCTTTGTTTCTTTGTCCGTGATAATCAAGGGTATACTCTTCCCCATCTTTATAAGCGATCATTCTATGTCCAACTCCCCAACCAAGAACCGGTTTATCATCAAATCCCATCCACACCGAACCTACGATAAACTTAAACTTTCCCTCGTAAAGCAACCAATCCGAATTTGCGTCTTGAGCTTGCCAGTAAACTTTTTCAACCGGAAGTTCATGATAAAAGTCTGCGCCGGTAGGGGTTGGTGTTTTGTAGGGTCCAGAATCCAAAATAACCGGCCACTCGTAAAGCCCTTCGATTGAATCAGAGTACAGTGCCCCAACTTCAAGTTGGGCTGCATGACTTGTGCGGCGCATATTTGTGACGATAATCGGACGCACTCCCCACTTGGACTCGTAGTCATCAAGCCAAACTTTAAGCTCAAGCGCCGATAAGCGACCAATTCCACGGGTTCCATATTCATCTTCGTAGGAATAGAAAAATATTACCGGTCGCCCTTGAATGTAATAACGCGATGTAGTGTACAGTGGATTGTGATAAAAAAGATTTACCCATTGTGTTAGATCTTCGTACGCTGCCTGTACGGTTGCGGTGCGAGTTGAATAGTATCCGCGAAGCCAATTCGTTTTGTCTTCATACGCTGGCAAAGCAAAATACTGCTTGCTTCCCTGGGCATTGAAATATTTTACCCCTTCGAGGTACTTAACCGCAATCTGCTGGGATAGCGAAGGCTGGCCAATTATCTGAGGCGAGGCCGTGGCTGTTATCGCGTGATAATTTTCTATGTCCAGAAGAACCGCATTAACTCCGCTCATCATCATGACTTGCAGCACGCGATTGATATCGTTTTGGTTGCGTTGGTCATAAGCCGAATCAAGGTCATAAGATAAGGGCATAGGAGCTTTGAAAACACTCAAAGGATAATACGTCATGGAAATGTCTCGCTTGCCAGTTCCGGGTGTGACTATTATCTCGGGCGTAACTGTAACGTCTGGATTATGGCTGGCGTTGTTGTATCCCATCCACCCTTGGCCGTCGTCATTATTTTTCCACATGCTCATGTGCCACGTCGATTGTATTGGAGTGATAAACGGTTTGACTGCGTCGCATTGAGGAGGAAGCGTATAGTCATAATTACATACCCGCGCCCATGCGGTTTTAAATCCAGCGTTGAAGAACACGCGAATTGTGAACGCATGACCTCGCCAATCGTTTAAGTTTTCCCCCATTTGCGTCAACTGCTTGGCAATTGAAAAATGCCACATACCCTCATCAATGCAGTACAAACCCAAGTTGAGATTCACACTTTTGTATGGAGCGTCCATCATCTGCATCACAAAAATATATGATCCACCTGGAGAGATGGCGTCAATTTTCATGTGAAAATATTGTTCATCCGAAAATATAGCGATTGGAGATTGAATTAGCGGTCCGGGGCTTGTTTGCTGCACCTGGGCTTTGTTGTCAAACGTATACACCATGGCGCAATTGGTAAGTGACCAACTGGTTACGGTGTTTCCGGGATATCCTACGAAATACGTTTCCCAAATGTTTCCAGGAGTCGCGGTTGGCGTTGCGGTTGATGTGACGGTGATTGTCGCTGTAGGCGTCACGGTGGCCGTGACCGTCGGGCTTGGGGCATAGTTCATGATTTGAACATAGCCGACATTCACTTTCTTGTTTTCTGTACCGGTGGCAAGCAATCCTACACTAAAATTGTGAATACCAGAAGTCCAACCCGTGGCATTCATGATGTTGTAATAATAGGCTCCCACAACCGATTGGTTAGCCGAAAGCGTCCAGCTTCTATAAAGGCCTTCCATTTCTTGAATGATGACTCCCCACAAAGTCAGACTGGTCAAGCTGTTTATTTTCAATTCCAGAAAAGGATACTGCGAAAGATCAATAGATTGCACAGGACTCAGCGTTTTTCCGTAAATATCCGAACTGTTGCGAATCAGATCTCCAGAATGCGCATCTTGACCATAATTAAGATTTACGTTGAATCCAGGATCGGTGGACTCATCACGCCACCCGGAAACGTGTACTCCAGGCGTCCCGTAAAATGATTCTTTATAAATCACGGGTATAGGCGTTGGCGTCACCGTTACCGTCGGGCTTGCCGTTGGTGACTGAGTTGGCGTTGCCGTAGGGGTGATGGTAGGAGAAATTGTTTGCGTTGGCGTAGGGGTCAATGTTGGCGTGGCTGTGCTGCTTGGTGTTGGAGTTGGCGAAATACTCGTGATTTGAACATAATTAAACGTCACCTTTTTTCCGCTTTCCCCAATGATTATAAACTCAATACTGAAAACATGGGTTCCGGAAGTCCAACCGGTAGTGGAACGCAGATCATAATAGAAATCACCGGTTCCGGTTTGAGCGTCCGCAAGCGTCCAGTGCCGGTACGATCCCTCTAACTCCTGTATACCCACGGCCCATTGGGTGCTGGAAGTCATCGATAAAACGCTGAACTCCAAAAACATATTACTCGAAAAATTTAGCGACTGCACTGGGCTTAATGTTTTTCCGTATGAACTGGAAGAGTTGCGAATCAATTCCGCGCTTGTACCATTATAGGCATAATCAAAATAAGCGTTAAATCCGGGGTCCGTTGATTCATCACGCCAACCAGAAACAACATCGCCCCAAACTCCAGTAAAATCATCTCGGTACATTGTAGGGTTAGGTGTTGCGGTAGGAGTAGGAGTCAACGTTGGGAGTGGGTCAGTTCCAAAAACTTGTAAATTATCTAGCGCCCAAGATGGCCGTCCGTGCTGATGATCGCCTTCAACAAAAAGTCCGAAATAATTTCCTAGACTTGCGTTGGCTGTAGTGGTGGTGCTGGCAAATAAAACGTCATTGTCATATACGCTTATTGTTGTATATCCCGGGTTGTCGGTATTTGATACCTTCATCCGTACAGTATCGCCTTCCCCCACTTGGTGTGCTGCATAATCTTTGTACCAAGTATGTGCATCGTCTGACTCTATAAGTTCATTCGCAGATCCACCAATTCGCCACATGGTATTAAAAGCGTCCCACATAGGCCACACACCAAGATACTGGGTGGCATCGGCATTAGCCTTAAATAAAAATACTGCCTTCTCGGATAGATATTTCGCAGATGAATATGTGAATGACACCTCAATATTTCCGGGCCAAAATTGACTTGGCAAATACTCAAAATAATCCCAACTCCCAGCAGTTCCAGAATAACACTGCACATATCCCCACCCATCCGCAGCGGTGATTGTTACCCCGTCAAGACCGTTGTTGTATCGCACCAATGACCAGCCATTGGGCGAATTTGAAAAAGTCTCATTCAAAAGTATTCCCCCGGGAGGCGTGGCGGTTTGTGTTGGAGTTCGAGTTTGTGTTGGAGTCTGGGTAATTGTTGGAGTAGGTGAAGGTGTTGGGGTCATAGTAATCGTCGGAGTTTCGGTATAGGTGAATGTTGGCGTTGACGGAGAAGTATCTTCAACCTTTATCCCCCGGTTTAAATAATCGGTATTGCTAGAATCGTCAGAAAAAGCCCCAAATCCAATCGTTCCTACACGTCCTGAATCATACGCAAAAGTACCCATAACTTTATAAACTCCACCAATGGAAAGGCTAACGGCCGTTCCAGTATTTCCACTGGTAGGAACAAACTCAACTTTTATTTGTGTGCTATCTGAAGGTACCGAAGTATATGATGTGAATATATTATTTCCTAGTTCATCGTACACATAAAAACGACCATACCCTGAGGAACTTTGCGGCTGCGTGATGTAAAAGTATTTTGTGAATCCGGCATTGCAAAGAGCATATACGCGTGGATTTCCATATCCGTAATTTGCATAGTTCCAGGTAATGGTCTGTGTGTTTCCCCATGACGTTCCTCCACCATAAATAAACACACACGAGCTAGAGCTATTTCGTTGGCAATCTTGCAATGCTCCGTAATAGGATGTAAGCGTATCAGATCCCGAACCAACTACCCGAGTATAGCCAACCGGATAATCCGTAGACGAAATTTGATATAGCGTGCTTGCTGACGCAATCCCTGAAAGCAGTAAAAGAAAAAAAGCTAAAAATATTTTTTTCATGTTGGATTCCCTTTTTTTAATCCAAGATATGCAGCGGCAGCCGCGCCAATCCCAAGAATAATAGGCCAAAATTTAACCAAGGTTTCCCCAAACCAATAAACCGGGTTTGTGATTTTTTCGGCACATACTAATCTTGCTTCAATTCCCGGACATCCTGGAGTCCCATCTATTTTTTCGTTTGCCTTTTTTACTATTGGCCAGGCGTCTTGTACAAACGTTTTAAAAAAATCTCTTTGCTCGTGCTGATTTTGTTCAACACGAGCAAGAACATCTCTCAAAATACGAATATCACTCTCCATGTTTGATAACCTTGAACCATGTACGGCGATATCAATGGCAACCGTTTTCATTTCTTCTTCCGTCATTTCATACGCAAAAATTTTTCCTGATTCATCGCGTCGGTACTCAACCATGGCTTGCCACGGTGTGCGCGTAAACGATGGCTTCGTCGAGAATATAAAAACCCTTGTAAGTATTGGCGGCGTTTGGATCTTTAACCCAATAAGGAGTGCCTTTATATTTCGCCATCCATTCGGGTGTGCGTAAATCCACATGGACGGTATTTTGATAAGGATAAAAACCGAAACCCGTAAAAATTCCCTGGGCCGCTCTCGCCCATTTTATTTGAGCCTCAAGAACCGATGGACGGTTTGATGCTATTTTGGCATCAAGTGGGCTTACGCAAACATCAAGCGCCATGGCAAAATTGTGAGGTGAGTTTTTTACCGCAGGATCAAAAACATGATCGCGATATCCAGACCCGGAAAAATTAAGTTCTTCGGGGATTTTTTGCAATGAATTCCAATCAATGGGTAGCCCAAGTTTGATGCACAGAATGACAAAGGAAGCCATCACCTCGGGATGATATTGGCGTATCGTACCGAGGTCAGTTGGTTCTTGCTGTTTTACACCACTCAAAGCTAAATTAACGTATCCCATTATGCCGCACCTTCTTCTTTTGATACATTTATCCACGCCGATAGATCAACTGTTTGGCTCAATCCTTCCCAAGCCTTGCTTACGGCGTCAATCATTCCGCAAAATTTAGGCGTTCCCTTCATGCGAAAACCGGATATTTGTTTAAAAAATTCAGCATTCCATGCCCCGCGTAAAACTTTAACGGTCTTCCCTTTGGCCCTAAGCATCCACGGCAAAGCGCGTAATTGTTTTTCATCTTTCGAAGCATAGCCATAAATAGAGCAATTCATCAATTCTGGCATGATTTGCAAATCTTCGATTAAAGCAGATTGTCCTCCGTTGGTTTCAAATGATTGTAAAATACCCGGATCATCGCCGAGAAGAACACCTACAATCAAGGGCTTGGTTGTGTGCCACGGTTCAACCCAAGACTCAGCGTAAGCAATAATTATTTCGTTACCTACCGATATAAGCAACGCGTGCGCCGAGTCATTTGAATTACTATTCCCAGTATAGGCTATATCCCAACCACGTACTCGCGCCGAAACAGCTCCTTCGGGCAAAGAATCAATTATCTCAAACTCATCCGGTGTTATCATCATGTCGCCAAATGGAACTGGATTACACATAAATTCGGTTTCAAATTCAACTGGTGAACTATTTTTTAATTGCATTTCATAAAATGCTTTTGATTTCATCAAAGGTATACCTGTAAACCAATCTTTTCCTATGTAATCCCTAAACGCCGGATAAATATATTTTTCCCAGTGTTTTTTTTCATTCGGTTCAATCTCATCCTTTTTAATCATATCCCCTTGCAAATCATCATCCGCCCAACGAGTCGCAGAAATAATTTGCTTTGATGTTTCGTCTTGCAAACGATAACACAGCGCAGAGGAATAAGTTGACTTTACGGATTTACTCACCGCCTCCGATAATGCCTCTTTCATACTGGCATAATAATCATCAATGATAAGCAGATCAACCGGAATGCCAGAGGTTAGTCCATGGATACCAACGGCATGATAAAATCCGTCATGTCCCGCCACTTTCCAATGTCCTTTACCACATACGTTTTTGTCAATATTCAAACCGAATAATTTAAAAAACTTTTCGGACTGAAAATATTGCATTGCTCGCGAGCTGTGAAATTCAGCTAGTTCCGACGAATAGGTGACTACCATAATGCGCTTGTCAGGATAATGCCCCAAATACCATATTGGATAAAAAACAGCGACAAGCGAACTTTTGAAATGTTGCGGAGGCAAAGAGACTAAAATTTTAACTGCTTCTGGGTCCATAAGACCAGAAGCAATCTCACGATGAAACCACTGCCACGAATAGCGTGGCTCAAGATACTGGGCCGTACGAATTAAATCCTTGGTAATGGCTTCTCGTTGTATTCCTACCCGTTCTAAAGTCTGCACATTTTCCCCTTAAGGAACCGGATATAATTCAACTTCTGCCGTCGTGGTATTGCTGTCGCTGGCCGTGGACGTTATGCCTAAATATAAATCGCGCGAATTTCCAACTTGACTATGCACATGTCTAAATTCACCTTTGAAAAGCGTCATGTAAAATTGACCAGGATTAGCCCAATAAGAATAGAGCAAATTCCAAACTCCGGTGCGTTCGCGCAAAGTAAATGATTTACCGTCAGCGCCATAAGGGAAGCTTACCTTAGTCCAACCGTTAATAGTATTGGGTACGCTGCATACAGTGTTATATTGTCCACTGTAATAAACGATTGGCGTAGCAGTACAGGTAAACGTCGGAGTGATTGTCGGAGTATTTGTACTTGTCGGTGATGCGGTAGGAGTGGCCGTGCATGTTGGTGTTGCCGTAGGTGTGGTAGTTGAGGTATAAGTGGCCGTGAATGTTGGTGTTGCCGTCAATGTGGGCGTATCTGTTGGCGTATACGTCGGTGTATTCGTGGGCGTTGCCGTCAATTGTGTTCCGTCCACCTCTAGCGTGCTTATTCGGGCTGAGGACACGCCATATGTAGTTCGATGCAATCCGAAAATAATTGTTCCTTGATAGCAATTGGCGTAATTTCCGGTATTCAAACTCGTTCCAGTATTAATCAAAGATGCGTTTTGATAAAGTTGAACGGTTCCGGGGAATCCAGTAATTGATAAAGTAATTTGGTCAAGTGCTGTTATCGTCATGGGAATAGGCGTTGACGAAGATTGACCAATAGGAGTTATTTGCCATGCGCCGGATGCGCCTCCGGTGTTGTTATATTGATACCCCACAAAATAGAGCGTCCCCAATGTGGGATTATAAGTCCTCACCCCAAAATCAAATGCGGTGTTTGTATCTGAAATTGTGGACACAACTGCAAATTTAAGAGAAACATCACCCCACGATTTAGCGGCGTTGTCCGAATATGCCCAATCAACAAATTTATCACCGGTTGACGTTGTTGCCGTCAAAGCCATGTAGGCATTCGTTCCTGACTGAGCTGTGAAGGTAACATCCACTGCTGCCAATGCGTCAGATGTGTTCCCGATGGTCCAGTTCGTAGGTGGCTCAACTCCTGCAAAATGGTTGTAATATAAAATATCGGCCCGAACCATACCCGACAAAATCATTGGTAGAAATATCGGGGTAAGCCAGACGAACAATTTCAACAAAATCTTTTTCATTTGATGCCTCCTAAAATTTATTTTACCAATCTATTTTCATCGATGACGGAAAAAAGTCAATCGTGTATGTCCCGGATACTTCAAAACGTATTTGAGCATTTCCAACTTGTCGCAGTTCCCGGCTCGAAGGAACTGCATTAACTCCATGAATAGCTAAAACCTGTTGAATAAATCCAGGCCCATTTTTACCAGTACCGATAAACAACGGCAAGGTAGTTGTATTCGCTGAAGCTTGCCAAACAGTAAGCGAAACGTTTTGAACAATCGGCGGCATATTCAAATGATGAATATGCTCCCCCCCTGTAGTCGCTTGTTCCGTTTTAACTTCTTGCATCGTAATATCGCAATCACCGCTCCCCACATTCATTCCTAAACCAGAAAAATCAGAGCTTGAATTGTTGTAAAAAAATGCAATACAACGCCAATATTCGCTTGGATGATACCAGCCAAGGCGTTCATCTTTTTTGCGCGGGACAACCGGAGACAAGATAAATTCTCCATATTTAGAAACATACAGATAGTACCAAGTCGACGCTTGTTCTGTATACCCCGGTTCAATATTTGAAAAAGTAATTGTCTCTAAATTAATTTGATTGGTTTCTACTAACACACCGGCCACGTTTACTTTAAGACTTGTTGCATTGGTTGAAAAAATGGTTGCATCCAAAGATACTACATCATAATTATTTATTGTCCCATTCCACTGAAGATTAAAATCAGCATGTTCTACCCATTTACATCCAGCGGAATCGCATATTGCCATGCCTAAATATATCCGTCCCAATTTTTCCCAATTAACCCCAGAATATCTTTTCCAGGACGATTCGGAAGAATCCAACCAATATTGACCAGTGGATGGGGTTAATGGCGCAACAAATCCGCGCGAAGGATAAATATCGGTAGTGTCAATTGTCAAAAGATCATCGTCTAAAAAAATCCAGTGAGCTTTTAAAAGCGTGATCATATCGTCATCCGAAAAAGCAATGCGATTTGTTCCACCAATGCCGCGAATTAAAGGAATTAATTGATTGTGCGCTGTATCAATCGAAGCAATAAAAACTTCCGTCTCGCTTCCATTAGTGATTTTAAAACATTGAATTGTTCCATTTAGCGCAGTTATTTCAGATCCAACGGTATCAATGGTTAAATATTGCCCAAATTCTCCAATGGTTTTTGACCAAACTGGATCTCCTGCAATATCAACATCATTGACAAGACATGTGTTATTTGATGACGGAGCAAGTGAGAGCGCGTCACTGGTTATGTTTCCCCTTAATTGTTTTGCTACACCGTCAATTGTCAACGTTAGAGGTGTGGTTCCTCCAAGAACATCAAACGTATTTCCTGTTCCACCAGCCGGAGAAAGAAACGCAGGATAACCACTTACCTTTGCAGCTCCCGATTGTATCCCAGTAAGAGAAAGTAAAAAGGGTGCAATATTTAGTGTCTGACCAGCCACGCGAATGCCAGTACCAACATTGATAAATGCCGGACGTCCGACGGCAAGACCGCCAATGTCATGTACGTTATCTTCGATCACTCCGGTAGTCGGATCTCGCATAACTTGAGTTCCGCACATAGCATCAATGATCTGATTAAGTTGTTCCGGATCGCTTGGCGTCTGTACTGGTAGAGCATCCAATTTTACAAGTCCACTTGTTCCCATGGTAAAGCCTCCTAAAGTGGCAAATCAGGACCAATGCCCGCTTGCACTGCAACTATTTTCATTTCAGGCGATAAGTTTAAACTACGGTCAATTGAAAGCACGCGCCATTTTGTCAACGGCGAAACTTTGAATCCGGGTATCGATAACCCCCAAATGCTGCCATCACCCCAGCTTGATTTTCCCCATATAAACGGATTGGCGAGAGGCGCGTATTGCTGTGGATAATTCAGCGTGATAATTTGGTTAAAGCGCAACTCTGGATTGCTTTTGCATGTAAACGTAATCATTCGGTGTTGGTGTTGGCAACGCGCAAGAAAGTTATTCAAAAATGAATTACGCATTCCCGAATCAGTTATCCATTTGAAATCAATTTTTTTATCAAAACAATCATACCCATATTGCTGACGCAATGAATATTCCATAGCCACCTGTTGGACAGGTCGCAAGGCGGCATCTCCGTCATCCCAGGTTACGGAATTGAATTGCAGTGGATCAAAGCTCAACTCATCAATGCTGACAATATCGTCAATGGTTAAATCCCAAGATGAATTTCCACCTTGTGCAATCGGTTCGAAGATGAAATTAGAATTCGAATCAACATACCATTTTGACCCACTCAAAGTTCCAATCGCGTTTATGATATCCATCACTTTTTTAGCACGCAATTCATGAGAATTTGTCACGCATTTAGGGATGTCAAAGCCTAAATTTATGTTGGAAAGTGATATGTTCAAAACTTTTTTTATTGTGGATTGATTCAAAACATCAAAAGCAAGTTGAGCTAATGAACGTTGGCTTCCCAAGGCGCCATCATTAACTATCTCGGAAGCGATTATGTTTGCCGCTTGTAATAGTCCAGCGGTAAACGTTCTTTCTGAAACATTCCAGGAAGAGGCATCGGCCTTAATTATCCCGTTGAAAGTGTAGGGCGTGTATGCTGGGTTAAGAATAGAGACCATGGTGGTTTTAAGATACGAACTCGAACTTCCCTCAATGGTAATCTGAACGGAAAAAGTCTTTGATCCAGCCCATCCGGTGATTGCAGAATAATCAAAAATAAAATCACCAATCGAATTTGAGCTTGTATTCAGGTCGTGATAGTCATAGGGTGAAGCTAGATTTTGAACTCCAACCTTCCAGGTGCAACCATTAAACAGGGAGTCTATGCTTATCTTAATAAATGGGAATAAATCGACATCTAAGGTCTGTGATGGGCCTAAAACTTTGCCATACACTCCTGATAGGGTACGTGACACCCGGGAAAGGTTTTTAGTGGCATCCAGCACAATTGTGGCGTTAAATCCGGGGTCTGTAGTATCATCCCGCCAACCCGTCGGAATCGATCCAATTGATCCAACAAATTCCTCCGACCAGTGAGTTGAACCTTCAAGATTCGATAGCTGAACGTTTCCGCTTTCATCAACAAAACAATCAACGTATGCGGATTCTATTTTTATTTTAGAATTGTTCACAAAACCATTTTGGAAAAAGCGTCCGTTCTGCTCAAAATCGCCTAGACGATTATCGAGTTTAAGGTCGACTTTGGAAATTAATTGCCCAGCGGTTGTCCCATTGGTATCAATTAAACCTTCGGTTACATTGCCAAAATTACGGTCAACAATCCAAGGAGTTATGTCTACGGGCAAGGCATAGCCTTTGTCCGCCAGGCTTTTAGAAAGTGTAGCCCGGACAACAGCATTAAGCTTTTCCTTTTTAAGATTATCAAGATTAGTTGACACGTTTAAACCTCCACCAATTCCATAGAACCGTTCGCACCACCAATAGTTACATTGGAATCTGGCGTAAAATTCTCGTCAACAATATCATTGAGTAAATATAGCGCATCATATCCAAGTTGTTTTATGGTATCACTGAAATAAAAGTAACCCAAAATTGAATCCACTATAAACCACTTTTTCAAAAGATCATAATTTGCAAATCTGTCAGTCATATTTTTGAAATTGAGTTGTATGTGAAATGTTGGAAAATCAGGAAATAAAATCAATTGTATGCTACGGCCTTTTAAATTGGTTTTGGAGATACGTACATACATACTTTCAGCCGTAGGCATTTCAGAAATAGAAAGTTCGCATATTTTTTTAGTGATTGATATTTCCTTGAGATATTTTTCCTGATTTGCCGTAATCGTAGCGGTACATGACACCTTGATGTATCGATCAGTTATTGGAGCGACCAATTCATCCATGACAAATTCGGATGTATTATTTGTGTGTGTGGAAAACGTGTGCCAAGCTGTGACACTTGCAATATGATTTGCCAAAGCAAGTGTTCCATCATTTCCTGTAATACTAGAGGTAAAACTACCTCCCACAGTATCCGAAGTTATATAAATTCCTTCTGAAAAATTACCCGGGTTTATATATGTGGCTGTAACAGGTTCGGAACTAGCATTGATCAAACCCAAAAGCATAGCAAATACCGCGTTCATATCTGGAAAACTACCCTCTTCCCAAAAGGCCGAAGGTTTCAAAGTAAACGTAGTTGAATTGATCATTACGTATACAGACGAATTTCCATCGGTAGGCACACCTGTTATTTTATCAACCTGGGCTGTATCTACACGAATTCCATCCCAAGTTTTGATCGTGAAGTTTTTAAAATTGCTACGGACTGCAATGGTATCAATGCTGCGGTTGAAAAGCAAATCAACGATGAAATCTACGTTTGTTGAGTCGCTATTTTTTCCCGTGGTATAGGCCGCAGTGCTTCGATTTCTGTCAACCGCACTCGGAAGCGTGGATGCGATATAATCAGTTGATCCGGCGAGACTATATCCAGATACTTTAGAATCACAGAATGAACGGTAGTAAAACTTAGCCATTGTGTTAGGCATTATGCTTGACCCCACTTTTTAGCCTGAAACTGTGATTGATTTACCACATGAGTTACAGCCTGAACGCTTCTACCGTTGACATTAAAATTGACCGTGGTCGATGATTGACGCGCCGCTTGGCTTAATGCGTCCTTCATGAGTTTACTATTCATAATTGCCTCTTGGGCATTTTCTCCAACCTGGACAAGCGCACCACCTCCTTGAGGAGTAACGAGCGCACCCATGGCGGCTGCCGGGAAGTTTTGACGTTCAATTTCTCCGGTTTGTTCAATTGCAATTCCGGCAACAATAGCGGTTTCAACTCCCGCCACGATAGGACCAGCAATAGGCCCGAGCTGAGCCGCACCGGCCCAAAAACCCATGATTGCTTGTGCTGCATTAATCAAAACCTTTGCCGCCGCCGCTTGTTTACCAATTTCAAAGGCTGTTCGATTTTTTGAATGTTCAAGCTGCGCCAAATCATCAAGTGTATTCATCAAACCTTTTTTAAGCGCCGCTTCTTGTTCAACCGTGATTTTGCGAGCCTCTAACTGATTGGCCAGAGAACGTTTTTGTTGAAGGTCTAAAATATCGCGATTTATTTTATCAACATCTTCTTGATCTTTGGCGTCTTTTATCCTTTTGGCCATTTCATCGGCACGTCGAGCATCCGCAATATCTCGCTCATCGTCGGCTATTTTTTTCGTGATAAGTTTAAGCTGTTCCGCCGAGGCGGTAGCTATTAATTGTTTCTGCTTTTCTAAATCCTCTTTGGATTTGGCGGCTTGTTTATCTAAATCTTGCTGCGCCTTTAATGCTTCTTTGCTTATGGCAAAGGTCTGTTTGGCAGCCGCCTTGTTATATTCAGCGGCTTTTATATTGTGCTTCTTTTGGATTTCTTCTACCTGGGAAGCGTGCTTCTTTTCATATTCATACGCATTTTCAAATGATTTTATAGTAGCTTCTTCCGCTTTTTTATAAGCATCAGAAATATCAAACGCGTGTTTCTTTAAGGCATTAGCATGTTTCAACGCCTCACTTATATTTCCCGTCATTACCGCTTTCATCAAGTTTCCAAAATCCAAGAATACAGCACCCAAGTCTTTTATCGTTGTCCAAATTGCCCCGGCGTATTCTTTAATCATCATGCCAGTTCCGGTCCAAACGGTGCGTACAATGATTGCCATTTCAGAGTTGCTTGTTGAGAAATAAGTGACCGCACCCGTTATCGCAGATAAAGCAATTGCCACGAGCCCAATAGGACCGGTTATGGCAGCAAAGGCGGCGGCGAGTACCGGCAAAGCTATGGTAACGGCAGAAATGGCAGCAAGCGATCCAGTCAGTGCCGCAGCTGTCGCCATTATTGGCGCGATTAAATCCTTGTGCGACTCCATAAATTTAACTATGCTTTTTGTGACATCAATAAAAATTACCGTGAGTTTTTGAAATACAGGCATGAGTGCTTCGCCTATGGCTTCTTCTAATTCACCGACCATATTTTTGGCATAATTAAAAGCGCCTGCAAACGTTCCTAGTTTTTCAGAACTTCCACCAAATTCAGTTTGCAATTCTTTTAAAATAATGGTCTGAGCGCCAAGCATATCACCGGATTCTTGCAATTTTTTTATTTGATCTTTTTGTTGCTCGGTAAAAGCAACGCCTACACGGTGAAGCGCAGAAATACCTTTTACGGGATCATTGAGCGCCTTTCCCATTTGAATCGCTGTTTGCCGCATTCCTTCGCTGGTAACAATTCCTCCGTTCATGGCGGCAGTCATATCCATGGCTGTTTTGGTTACTTCAGGAAAAATATTTTTGTGGATTTGTGTAAAGGTGAGAATCATGTTCTCACCGGATAAAATAGCATCGTGATCTATCCCGGTAAGATCCATCATCTTTTCGGAAAGCTTAACCACTTCATCTTTTGTCATACCTGCGGCATGCCCGGTAGAAGTCAAAACGGCTTCTGTTTGAGCAACAATAGCTTGATGTTCCCCAAATGTTTTTATTGATTCATAGACCGCCGCCGCAACCCCAGCAAACAATCCAGCAAAAACAAGCGCGCCTTTTTCAAAGTTTTTAACAGATGCGGTAAAATTATTTTCAGCTTCTTGGATGACCTGACTAACGCCATCTTTAAGCCGTATCCAAAAACTTACCTCTTGTTCAGGCATGGTTGTAACTCCCCAAACGTTTATCTCGATCAAACATTACAATCATCGTAAGATTATTAAAATCGTGGCGGCGAGGATTTAAACCATCAGGTAAACTATCAGAACCGTATACAATTTCCCAAGGTTCGCGTTTTAATTCCCGCGCTTTAATTCCGATCTCTTCAAGATGCTCTCGGCTCAATTCCCGTCCTTCCATGGAATTGTCCTTTACACCGTAAGTTAAAAAGAAAATATTCCCGATTAAAAAGTTTTTCAAAACTTCAAGTTGCTTATCCTGAAAAAGAGAAACCAGATTATTACCCACAATTTCAGGTTTGACGACTCCCAGCGAAACTATTTTTCTCATCCGAGCTTCATTTTCAAGCATCCAACGTGGTTTTATTCCACCCTCATAATTCCATTTTAGCATTGGTTCTTGTTGCTCACCTTTAAGGTGATAAAAGCGAATAGGCCAGTATCCTTCACTTAAAAAATCCGATGGGAAAAGTCCGCGAATAACAAACTTTGACCCTCCAAGATTAAACTTTTTTACCAGCCTATTCGCTTTCACTGATTACACCGTCGCCAATGAATTAACTACGTCAATTTCAACATCCTGATAAACCGCATCCGCATACGCTTTAAATTCAATGCTCTGTGTGATATGCCCAGTTCCCGAAACATTCGGCACGGGCGTTTTGGTTGACTTGCAGGAGTTAAGCCGGATCGTGGCCTTGTACGTATACGCCGTTGATCCGATGATAACCCCGGTCTCCAAAGTGAACAGCAAAGCAAATGTGGTGTTGGCCAAGTGCTTAACCAACCAATTAACGTCAGTGAAAGCGACGTCCAGGGTTCCAGTTACGCTGCGGCGAGATTTAATGATCGGAAGCGTCGGAAAGAAATAACCAACAATTTGATGCAAATCAAGGCCGCTCTTAATACTGATCTTAGCTTTATCCACACCGGGAATATTTACGCCGTCCAAGGTCATGGTGGTTTGCGTATTGATAAAGGGTTGAATAACGCTTTCCGAAGGCTTTGACATGGTGGCGATTCCAGCAGCTTCCACGGGAGTACCGCGACCAAGTAATGTTCCGGCGTCATCTGTGCCTGCGGTCCATGCGACTGACGAACCCGTTCCTTTAGTGCCTGAATAAAACTCGATTTTTGAAGCTGAGTTTAGAAAGCACGCCACAAGCGGACGCTTGTATTTATCCGTAAGCCCCGCAGTTCCTTCAATGGCGGTATTGATCGCCGCAATCAATGCTGCGGCCGTTGAGTAAGACGCTGCGGGAATTATAACTTCCGTAGCCGATCCACCGTCCACCGCCAACTTAATTCGGTCGCTGACATTCACCACTAAAACAATCGGAGAAGAAAAGCTGATTGCATTCTGTCCAGTTGACGTACCAGCAACACCAATCTGATCGAATCCGTGCATGCCTACGATGGGATAGGTGAGCATAACCGGATTGCCTTTGTCCATTTCAATGTCCACCCCGGTAGGATAGCAACCTACCAAATTCATGTTTGATAAATCCTCAAACTGGGTGAAACAAAACGGAACATTGGGAACAGTATCTTCACCGAGGAACTTGTGATTCCATGCCCCCGTCAAGTCCGTGGGAGTAACTCCGGTCAAAACTCCCTTAAGTAGTGAAAGCGATTGCTCGGGATAAAATGGAGTCTGTGCGCTGCCGGACACGGAATGCAACCCCTCGTAACGGTAATTGATCGGTTCCTGCATGCCCGGAGTGAGAACGGGAATTTCAGGAAATTTTACGTCCTGTTTCAATGGCAACGTTTTAAATACGATGAAATTAACCGGGTCTTTGTGAACCATTGCGTGATCTGCCTGGCTAAATCCCGCCCAGGCCTGCGAACCGCGTCCAACTTGATATGACATTTTTTTATTCCTCGGCGCTTTGGCCAGTTTTATTTTATCGGCTATTGAGCCGAAAGTTTCCCAAGATCAAACATATCGGTGAATAGTTTTAACGTAAATCCATAGCCTATTTGCCCATTGCCCACATCAGGGATAAGCCCTTTTATTTCGAATTGTGGGGCGCGTAGCCAGCTATTATCTCCGGTTAGGGCAGTCTGCACCCCAAGCCCATAAATAACGTCTAAAACACGCTCTAGCATGGGTAAAAGGCCACGTGTGAAGTCATCGTTACAGTATCCATATTGCGAGTCCTCATGCAAACGGAAGCCTAGCTCAAGTGTTGCCGTTGCCTGTTGGCCTACAAACTCAATGTCAGGTACTTTCCCGGAGCGCTCCACAGCCATGCCAATATACGGCAACATGTTAGGTTCAATAGCTTCCGGCAACGTCATCACCTGTTGAAATGTACAACCCGACAAAATACCAAGTGGACCCGTGGCCGCAGTAAATCTGTCTATGATAACTTTAACCGGACGTGATAATTCGTTCATGCCGCCACCACCAAATCAATGACTTCATTTATCCGGCTTAATAGCGCCGGGGTAACTTTTGGAATCACCAATTTTTGCACGTTGTGCTGCGCCGGAATTCCTTTAACTTGGCGCTTTCGTATAAGTTGTCCGTCGGTATTTTCAAAGTACAAAAACTCTTTATTGCTCGGCCCATGGTCTTTTGTTCCGTATTCCAAATATCCAACCACAGGAGAAATGGCATAAACTTCTTTTGTGTCCGAATTAATCTCACGCACTAAAAACTTTTCCGTTTCCCCTGTTCCGTGTTTATGTGAGCGATTTCGCATCTCTGTAATCGCAATATCATTCGCCAAAATAGCAAGCTGATTAAGTAACTTTTTTTGTTGTTCATGCGAAAGATTATCTTGAATGCGTTTATAAATTTTATCCCAAGCTTGCTTATCAACTTCGGTATCGTTAGGCATTTGATCGCACGCTCCAAATACGCAGCTTTCGCTCTATTGCTTCCGGTACTTCCGTGATATTCAGCGTCACTGGCATAGCGTCGCCCTTGGTGACTATTTCTTTTTTGTACATACCAGAGAAAATTGCCGCTATCTGAATGGCTGATCGGTGAATTTCTCCCGGGATATCAGCAGACGGAATGGAAGAATCATAGGGTATTGGGTCAGGCGTATGAAGTGGATCTGCAGTGCCGTTGTCCAGACCCAAAACGCAAGTAATCTGATATCGTCCTGGGTCTTGAAAAAATGCTCCCGGGATAGAAGTAATAATTCCATTGAGATAATCCACCGAATAATCAATTCCCTCCACAAGCACAGCATTCGCGCTTTTCGTATCCACAATTGAGGTAACAGAAATTATGGGCTTAAATGGGCATTTGATATATCCGTTTGCACGACCCGAGGGTTTGACGATAAAATTTCCTGGACCGCCAAATTCAGGAAGCACGGCTTGCGCCGTATATTCCTTGCGGTAGAAAATCCATTGCGTCCAATCGTCAATAGTGCGTGAGGCATCATTAATGCCATCGGCAATACGATCCGCTTGCTCAGCGCGTTGGTCATTCAAATAACGCTGAACTTGGGCGACGCTGCAATAGGGATTTACCAGTTTAACGCTCACGTTAAGCGCCTTCCTTCTTTATCCGCTGCCGAGTCAATGACTCATCGTGCTCGCGGTAACTCTGCAAAACCTTGGGAACATTGGCCTCGAAATATCCGGCGTCGATCATTTCACCGTGCCATTTTTCATCCTCGCCGCAGCGTAAGGTAGCGTCCGGTACTGGCATCTTAGGTACGATTACAAACAGCATGCAATTAAGCTGCTTGCAAAGACGCTGACGATTATATTCGGCATTGGCGCCAACGATATCCCAATCACAAAAAATCATGAAATTTTTATCCGGGAGAGTCTTTTCGAGTTCTTGCAAACCTCCCATCTGTTTCTCAATGCGTTCAGATTTGGCAATATCGTCGCCGTCCTGCCATGCAGCGACTCGCGTTTTGCACGATTTAATCAAACGCTGACGTGCCGCGCCCACTCCCTGATTTGTTTTATTGCGTATGACTTTCACATTTTCATAGGAAGCAGCCAATTCCTGCAAAATCTTGGACGTTCCATCGGTTGATCCATCATCGCAAATCAAAATATCCAGGTTTTTATATGTCTGATCTAAAATTGACATAACCGATTCCAGGATATATTTTTCATTGTTGTAGACAGGAATAAGCACAGTTACCTTTTCAGACTGGTCAACTGGTCCGGTGAGTTTCAACTCATAGTCAGCGCGTTCAAAGCAGAAGCGCGTTGAACCGGCGAAATCACGCAACCGAGCATTTCCAACCTCATCCGAAACCTCGATCTCGGTATTAAGCGGCTCGCCTTCGTATTGATGTTTTCCGCGATTAATCAGGCGCATTATATTTTAACCCCTTTCTTTTCAGTGCGTGATTTTAACAACTTCATTGCTTCATCCGCGATTCTCACATTATCCGATTCGCTGTTTTTGGGATTGTGAAACATGCCCGCCAAATGGATAAACTTGCATTGGTCAAACGGATAACCGCAAATTTTTCCATCCTGTTCATGTCCCAAAAATGCGTTAAATTTAACACCTACGTCGTGCATGGGTATACAAAACTTTTGAAGATTGAAATTAAGCAAGGACTGTTCCTTGAATAATTCCATGTTGTTTTCAAATGCGCCATGAACCGCAGGCAAAAGGAAGGCGTGTTCATGACCACGGGAAGCCAAAAACATACCTGCATTAAAATATTTCTTTATTTCCATTCCCAGGCGTTCCGCATGCGTGAACCCAAGCACCGCCAAATATTGAGAATAAACTCGCTTCAAAGATTCCCCACTAAACGGAATTTCATCATATCCGCCAAACTTATCCACCGGAACCTCATCGAAGATATCCCCGGCGTCAGGGCAGATAAAAATATCTGTATCCACGTACAAAACTCGTTCGTATTTTCGCAAAAATTTAGGTGTCTGGTATTTATCCCAGCAACACACTTCCCCTTTTTCCTTGGGAACAGTCAAAATCTCAAAATCAGCATTGCATTTTTCAGCATAGGCAGCCATGGCGGGATGCGTATCAATGGCCAACCTTTGATAAATTGGATTTTCTGACGTTACCGTGAAAACTAATCGTTTATTCATTGCGCCTCTTTTTAAAAAGGGGGGTCGGCCTTTTGAACCGGCCACCCCTGATTATTTAACCGCTTGCTTACCCGCTTACTGCTTACACCGTCACCTTATAACCATAGGCGACTGTGGGCAACGACGCGCTCGGGTTCGGTTCCAGCGGAGCAAAGCCGAAACGGGCCAAGGAACGCACATTCGACCGACGCACTTTAGGATCACGCAAGATTTCGAAAGTCTGGGTCTTGCGGATACCCAAAGCAAATTGCGTGCGGTTGAACGCCAAAACTCCGGCCAACAATTGCGAAGCAGAAGTTGACGGATTGTAGTTTCCATCCGCGCTCAACTGTTCGCTCATGTCGTAGGATTCCAAAACCTTGTGGCCCAAGTAGGTATCCACGATACCGTCAATCAGAGTCAGCAAGGTACTGGCCGCATATGCCTGGGTGAATTGCGGATCACCACGGAAGGCACCAATGGCTCCCGAACCCATGATAACGCAAACGTTCTTCGCCTGTTGCTGTGTGGCATAACGTTTCATGGCTCGCAGAACCTTGCGGACACCCGTGGTCGGAGCGGAAGCAAATTCCGAACTGATATCCACATTCAGGCCAGTGGCATTCAAGGCCAAGTTACGGAACCCATCCCAATAACTGGTTACGGGAACGTTGGTCTCACCACCGGCATTCGTGCGGGAGGCAATGGTTGCCCATGCGCCATCGGGAATAACGCAGTAGGAGTTGTCAATGTTCGCCGACGCATTACCGTTAATCAGGGCGTTATCCAACTGACGCGCCAAGAAAATTGCGTGAATTTGCTGCAATGTGGTGATGAGGTTAAAAACGCTATCCATCTGTACGTTATCGTACACATAGGAATAGCCCTCAAAATCTTTCGAGTGCATCAAATCACTGTCACCATCGGTTGCAAACGTGCTTTCGGGAACGGTGCCGGTTGCCGGAGCGCCCGAGACCATGGCCGGGGAAAGCACCTTGCCCAACTTAATGCGCTCGCTGTCCATGCTCACCGGTACCAATTGCGGAGCAACTTGCGCAGTTCCATACAAACGAATGAAAAGAATGTTGCTCAACTGTTCGGGGACCAAATCATCACCACTGCCAGCCGATCCATCCAATGCCTTGTGAATGCTCACCGGGCCGCCGTCATATTTCGGAAGCTCGCCATTCAAGGCTTTGGCAATGATGCTGTTTGCCTGAATATGGGCAACCTTGTTACGCGCCGGATCATGATCCAACGACAATGCCTTGCGCACAAACGGATTCGCAGCAATGGTCATCAACCGCGCGATGTTGGCATCGGAGTTGTCAAACTCCATTTCAATCTCGCCGGTGTTGGTGTGTTCCTTCATCGACTTTTCAACGCGCGAAACAAACTCACGGTCATTTTTGGAATATTGCTTGGAAGCCAAGGTCAAGCCACTGAGAATTCCCGGCATGAAAATTTTGGACGGCTCCATGTCACCCAGGCCCAAAGATTTCGCAACCTTTTTGCCTTGGGCATCAATGGACACCTGCACCTGCTCCACGGTCATGCCGTATTTCGTGGCCAAATCTTCCAATGCCTTTTTCTTGGATTCCTCTTTTTCAGCCTCTTCCTTTTTGGCGGTTTCTTTTTTCTTAGCTTCTTCCTTCTCAGCCTCTTCCTTTTTGGCTTTGGCTTCGGCCTCTTCTTTTTCCTTGGCCTTTTTAGCTTCTTCTTTTTCGGCTTCGTCTTTCATGGCCTTTTTAGCTTCTTCCTTCTTGGCCTCTTCCTTTTTGGCTTTCTCACCAGCCATAACCTCATCTTCCATTTCCTCAATCAATTGTTCCATTTCTTGAATACGTTTTCCTAAATCCTTTTTAACTTTTTCTTCGGTAACAGTAGCCATTTGGGCTTTGTAATTCAGCACCAACGACTTCTGCGCGAAAATTTGCGCTTTTAAATCCATGATTTTATCTCCTTGAGATATAATGCCGCACATGGCGGGGTTGTACAGTGTCGAGGCAATAGCAATAACGTTCGGTTTGTACAGGAAATCTTCGCCCGATTCCTGGCCGGCCGATTTTTCAGACCGCTTGCCAGAATCACCGTCGAGAGACTTAACTGCAAAAACCGAAGATTGATTGCACCCTGCCCAAACAACGGAAACTTCGTCAAGTCGCGTAAAAATATCAATTCCTCCGCGCTTGACCGTTAAACCTGAAATTGAAAAACTGTTAAGCGTTCCTTGCACAATCTTTGCGCGTAAATCCTTCATAGCTTCTGAGGATGAATTATCAATACGCGCCCGCACCCACCAACCATAATCATCCAAACGTTCCTCGAGAATTGTTCCAATATTACTGGTAACATCATCCCGTTTATGATCGCGCAATAATACCGGCTTACGCATATATGCTTGGCGTACCATATCCGGGAATGATTGTGGGAAATATTGATCTCCCGCCGCGTCTTTTAAAAACGTGGACGCATAACCGGCAATTTCAACGTTGAGATAATCGCAAGGCACGCCATGCTCGTCGAAAACAATGTCATATGTACCTGGCAGCAATTTAAACTTTTCAAATATGCTTGTTTGCTCAGGACTGGCTACCGCCATGGACACAAGCCCAAATGATTTTTGCGCCAAAATAATAGTCGGCTTTTCCTGTTCCTCTAAAGTTTTCATAATGTGAAACTCCTTATGGTCCGCAATCCAAGCGCGAGCTTCCGCCTCGGTGAACTTTTCCTTTTCAAAAATCAATGTTTGAACAGTGGTTTTATCTTCGCCTTTCAGTTTACCCACCACGGCCTTAATGCCCGGCTTAAATTCGATAGTTCGAAATGATCCTTGTTCAAACTTTCCGGGATCAATTTGGCGAATGCGTATGCTATCTTCCGGTTTAGTATCCACTCCAGGCATTATTCTTCACCGCCTTCGTCTGAATCATCTTGACCAAAATCATTTGAAAACTCTTGAACAACTATTGATCCACCGTGGTTCGGGTGAAATTCAAGCGTATCCAATTCCTCGGGTAAAATATCCGTGGCGTTGCAATCGGTTTCGCTATCCTCACAACCGATAACCATATAGCTCTTTGCCACGTCTGCGTCTTTCATCATTTTCATCGTGGCGCGATCATAAGCTCGACCTAATTCAGTACGACTTATTGTCTCGGCGCGATCATATAGCCGAGCTGAATCGTCAATGGTTCCGGTAATCGCTCCGGTTTCAGGGTCAACATAGTTTTCCAAATCACCGGAAAGCTCATTATAAATTTTGTTTGCCGCCCCACCCCATGAGTCACCGGATTCCAGGCTATCCTTGAGTGCATCCTCAATGGAATCGCGTGAAGTTTTTGTCATGCGAGCAGCACGATCCGCAACGTCAACATTGACATATTTTGAAATTTGCTTACCACCATCGGACGACAAAGCAATTGTTAGCGTTCCCGCTATGTTTCCCATGGCATCGGCGCCAACTGCCGAATAACCGTCTTGCAAGATATCGTTTAACCCATCCGCGTCAGAATCAGCATCGTAAATCTGATACGTGAATTTGCGAACATTTACGCCCATATCATCAGAATGGCGCGCTTTTTTCACTCCTGGAAACTTGTCGGCCAACGCTTCATATTGCGCCTTGCATTTCGTAAACTCGTGCATGGTATCATGGGCGGTATCGGATAGATGCTTGACAAGGCGCTCGGTTATTCCTTTGCCGTGCTTCTTGAGTGTGGCCTTTTTAAGACGGTGCATATCCTCGCGTATTTTTTTAACATTGCGCTTGGCATCCAGTGCTTTCCAAACGGTTCCGTTGGGTGCGCTTATCCATCCGCCTGCATTGGTATCCCTCCAAGATTTAACGCGGGGCTGATAAGTTACGTTGGCCTTTTTAGTAATTGACGTTTTGTCAGTGCCTTGCGGTTTAGGCTTATCAGCGCCGGGTTCAACCTTGGCAGGCAATTTATCCACTATGCTCGGATCGTTTGCCAAGTCGGTAGTTTCTTCGGATTCCTTGCGAGCAATTCCAGCATATTCAAGCGGGGTTATGGTTTGCATAACCATAAGCTTATCGGCGTTTTCATTTCCTGGTCCAGTCATCGGCGGCAAGCCCATAAGTTTAAGCGCCATGTTGCGCGTAATCATTCCGTCTTTAACAAGAGATTGCAACATCTCGGGAGTGTATGAAGATTCACCAACGTAATCCCAATAATATTCTTCCGACAATCCTTGAAACTCTAAAATTTTATTGCACACAACTTTTAGAGCGTCCAAGCATTCCTTGATCGTCGTCTCGCGGCACGTCTGCGTCAATTCGTGCATGTTATTGTAGCGCGGCAACTCAGCGCCGGTTTTTGACCACAATGTTGCCGGTAAATTAAACAACTGCAAAATTGAACGCGCAACATAATCCATGGTGTCAATAATTTCAGTGGGCGAAGATGGTTTAGCGTCGTACCATTTGAGACCAGGCGGAAGCATAGCAATGCGGCCACGGTTGAATTTTCCGGTAATCGTTGATTCTAAATCATTGAGCGCTTGTTTTACCTGCTCTTTGGTGCCAACAAAAAGTGGTTGCTTAATGGCCGCATCATCTTGCCCAATGAACCCGCACGGATGCGCCGAGTTTTTCATCCAGTGTTCGAGCTGCCGATTAAGAATTAAATATTGCTGGAATATAGGCTCGTTAGCCTCGACGATGCCGACACCGTAAATGGGAAGTAAGGCATTCGGTGTGCGCTTGATATGGATAATCATTTCAGGCGGTATGATTAATTCAGTGTAAAGGCCGACGTCTTTGTTTCCAGCGATTTCATTGTTCCCGGTGAGTGAAATTACATCGTTGCCATTTTTACCGTCACGAGCATCAACAAATCCCGTACTTACGCCTGGACGATAACGATAATATTTTGTTTTAAAATCAAGGCCCATTTCGGCGGTAACAAATTGAGGAGGCAAGGCAACGAACGTACCGAATCCCTGCTTAGTTTTAAACTTCTTATCTCCCATGATATAAACGTTGCCAGTAATCAAATAGTGCTGTAAAAATAATTGCAGAAAATCTCGGAAATCACCGCTTGCATCCGTGTTATTAAAAAACGATAGGCGAGGATTGTTTCGCAATTCATCATAGGGAATGGGTGATTTTTTAAGTACGCTTTCGCCTTTATCTTCTTTTTCGCGCTTAAATATTCCCAACGTATTGTGATTAATTTCTTTCGAAATATATTCAATCGCCCGGAATAACGGAGAAATTACTTTGTGGGATGCCAAATAGGAGTAATACATTTGCATGCGCACAACGTAATAATTTATCAATTCTGGATTGTAGTATACGGGAACATCGGGAACATAGTCTGAATCGAATACGAGCGATTTAGTCACCAAATATTGCTTATACTCGGATCCAATATCTCGATTGAATGCTTGCACATTACCGGATTTATCCACGGCGGTTAAGATTTTAGGTTGTGAAATGTTCGGCTTGAATGAGTATTGCCCAGGGAAGAACTCGTTAAGGGAATTGTAAAAACCAGGTTTGATCGTTCCGGCTTCACTGGCGATTAAATTTTTATCAATGTATGCTGAACCGCGATCTTGTTTGGCTGGATTGGTTATAGAAAAAAAATAATCTCGGCTACGGTATTTTACACCGCGCCCCCACGCCTTTATTTTCTCCCATGCGAGTGAGTTCTTTGGCATGGTCGTAATACAAACTTATCTAGGCATTTTGTAAAGCACAAAGTTTATGTTTTTATTGGCCTGCCTAATTTACCTCCGCGCTTGCCAATTACCCACATTGGCTTTTGGCATACCAAGTCTTGAAGTTTTGAAATGTCCTCGTTGGTCAACGCCAATATGTTTTTTGAACCGTTAAATATATTTTGCGCTTCCCGGTGCGTTTTGGCAGCGGTGATCTTTTCGGTTAGTGATTTAAACGCCTTATCGCGCGTTAGTTTAGGAGGCATCTATTTGCCCTCTTTTTTATTTATTCCCATAATATTTTTTTTGTAATTTCTAATGGCTTCTTTTTGTATTTTTTCAGCAGTTTGATCAAGGAAACTTTTTATGGTATTTTTACTAAAATCTCTTTTTTTATTTTCTGCTTGATTTGCAATAAAATCCCCGCACCAATTAAATAAAGCAACTTTGGGGAATTTTCCTGAATTTAATGAAGAATCAGAGTGTACCGGATATACCGGAGCATGCCTATGACACTCTTGTCCTTCAAAAAATATACAATTTCCACAAATCTTTAATAAACTCATAATTCACCCCTTTTTCGGATTAGCCAATGCTGACCGGACTGCCGCCAACTCTTGCGCCTTGCGAATTTCATCTTGTGCCGCCATGGCCTCGTTAAATTCGATCTGGCGAGTGATTATGCGTTTGGCCTCGTGCATCATGCCAAATATTTCAACGGGAACTATTCCTTTGCAATCTGCGTGAAGTTGTCCGTTTGGGTATAGCGTAATTGTGATTATCTTTGCGGATTGATCTTTAGGTTGATCCGTTTCCGAGGCTTGCTCTTTTTTGAGTTTATCAAAATCAATCACTGACATGATATTTCTCCTTTTATTTTTTAATCATTTCACGCAAATAATCAACCACGAAAACCTTGGGAGCAACTTTTATTTTAATTAAATCAGAAATTGCCTCCGGGACGCATAGTACGCCAGTCATTAATAAAACCAAAGCCGTAAATCCACACAAAATAAGTGATGCCACATACGCAGGTTTTTCATCAAGATCCTTAATTTTATTTTTCTTAATCAATTTTAACGTTATGAAAAGTGTGATTATCATAACCATTAAAATTATAGTCCAAATTAAAATTCCCGTTATCCTTTGCCAAAATACGAAAAGCAATAACTGATTTACATAATCCGGTAACTGTCCTTGTATAAATGTTGCCCCACTCTGTACCATTTCCAAAAGTGTATTGAAAAATTTTTCCATTTAATTCACCTCGTTTTGGTTTATTGGATGAACACATGGGCAAACTATGACCATTGGCATAACTCTCTGCCCTGCAATGCGATGCGTATAACCAATGCGCCCATTCACGCAATGCTTACACTTCGGATTGTGCGTCAATCCCCGCAGCTTCATTTGCTCCGCAAACTGTCGATCCGCATTCTCGCGTAACTTCTGCTCCACGTTCTCCGCCGCCATCGCTTCTAAATTTTTCATCTATTGATTCCACCTTTGGCGTTATGTCTATTTCCTTCGCCGCTTCACTCGCTGCAATCTCTGCCTCGGCCTCAGCAATCATCTCTCGGGCCAATTCAATTCGCAACTGTGGCGGCATATCGGATGCGGGTAGCAAATTTTCATTCTCGCCTTTATTAACGGTTATCGGTTGACCCGGCTTGCCATCCATTCTATCTGTGATTGCTTCCAGCGCCCGCATGTCACCTTTTAACGCGCTTTCAATGGCCCTCATTGCAATTGCATACTGTAGTTTATTTTTAGCGATGTTTTGCGGTACTTCAAATCCGGTTGACTTTTTTATTTCAAGTGGCGTCATTTCAAGGAGTTCTTTAAAAACAGTTGCCCAAGCTTTTACTCCCTTTGGTCTACCTGCTCCCGGAACTGCCTCACCAGGTTTCCATGGAGGACGAAGATTTTTCAATCCGGTTTTTTTTCCGGTATTTTCCGCATTTTCGTTTTCCATTTTAACCTTTGCGCTTTTATGAGTCTAAATTAGAATACTTTTTCACGTCTTTGATTTCGACGCGCTTATGCTTATTGCATAGGTCAACGCGCTCGCTTTTGACTACCACGCTTTTTACTGCACGTTTTCGGCAGTAAGTGCATTTCAATGATTGGCCTTCCATTTAATTTTTACCCGCTTCCTTGTCAATCATGTTTTTTTGCTTCTTCTTGTTTAAGTTTTTCAATACATTCAGGACACCAACCACGCCATTGTTTAATTTGCTTTTCAACAACATCAGAAAAATCATTAAACCACCGAGAGTAATATTTTTTACAGTTACCACAAAGCACCGTCATATTCCCGCTAACATGAATTGGTTTATTGCCTATCATAACCTTTTCCCCCTTCGACAAATTAAAAAGGGTGAGAGTGGTATTCGCACCCCCACCCTGATATTAAAAATTGAAGTCAGTTAGGCTATATGTTACAGACTCACTCCGATGGTTAATCTCCGCCATCCACATACTTACAAAATCTGTAGCCGGTTCAGAGTTTAGTCACGCGCTTGTATCTCGAATGCCAAGGATTTCGTGACTCGTGACCTTCGTTTCTCAAGATAGCATTTAAAATACTTCCCCGCTTAAGCCTGCGCCGGTTCTTCGGTCTTCTCTTCGATCTTTGCCGCCTTCTTAACCTTCAACGCCTTTTTCACCTTTGCGAACGCTGCTCCGTCGTAAGTGTTGGCCCCGCCCTTCTTGCTGTTCGCCGTAACTTTTGTCACTTTGATCGCTTTCGCAATGTCGTCCTGATTAATTCCTAACTCGACAGACATTTCAAACGCCGTGCGTAATTTTAACGGTCTCCCTGCCATGGTTTCCCCTTTCCGGGCATGCGCCCTTTTTAAATTCACTTTGATGTTATCGCTGTGGTGTTACGTTTTGTTGCAGTTTAATATCCAACGGACCGCCCGTATCATTTTTACCACGTTTTACTTCTCGACTTCCCACGAAAACAAGTTGCGGTTCATCAAACGTTGCGTTATCTGGAATTTTACCGGTTTTATCACATTTCGGTTGAAGCGTGATTCTCGAACATCCATTTAGCCATTCACATTTTGCAATAGCAATACCTTTGAATCCTGTCACCGCGTCTTTATATTCTTTTCCAAGTTCAACCATTTTTAAATTCTCCTTTTTTAAAATTCACTACGCCGTAATTATCATCCAATTACCGTCCAATTTCAAGTTAATTAATTTCTTTTACGTTTTTTTATTTTTTTGTTGTGTGGGTGGCGCATATCGAGTATATCTCCGTCCTGATCCGGTTTATCACTGCGGAGTATAGGGCCGGAAGAGATAATTTCCTTCCCAATTATTTTCCCTGGCTTAAATGTTCCGTCATCCATTTCAACAAAAACTTCATCTCCAACATTTAACTCTCCCGTACCCATGAAGAACATTACAATTACCGCCATCGCCAACAACCACACTAACGCTCCGATGATCCACCACATGTCTAAACCTCCCCTTGCGGAATAATGTTTCCCTGCTCGTCGCACATCATGGGAGAACCGTCCGGACAACTAGTCATGGCTATCGCCCAATCCATGGCTGCTTCGAGTGATCCCTCGGGATGCTTTTGTTTTTCTTTCTCACCAAAAATCCTATCCCACGACTGCGGGTCGTTGGCCATGAAATTGTCTCTAGGCATATCAATCACCACCATTCATTAAAATTCTTTCGCTATTGTAAATAGGCGGGCAGGATCGGGAGGGGGAATTCCCGGAGCCTGCCGTTTGTTGGGTCCGCCGCGTGCGGTCGCCGCCTGTGTGCATTTTATTAATTTTTCCCAACAAGCGGTAATCATTAACAAATCATTTATTTTTTATGACTTTAACAATATCTCCGGTGTAGTCCAAAATTAACGCGTTAGGACCAATATGTTTTAAAATTTTTGCATCATTTGAAAATTTACGTATAACTGTCAAATCATTTATCACGCCCACTTTTGCGCTTTCCCGCATCACGCCCACGTTTGCGCTTCCCCACATCTCGCCCACTTTTGCGCTTCCCCACATCACGCCCACGTTTGCGCTTTCCCGCATCACGCCCACGTTTGCGCTTTCCCACATCTCGCCCACGTTTGCGCTTTCCCGCATCACGCCCACGTTTGCGCTTTC